TACAGGTTCTGCTGGTGGTTCAGGAGTAGTTGTCGTAAAAGAATTAGATAAAGCAAGTGGTGTATGGTCAATGCAAAGTCAATTAAGTGCTTTGCAAGAAGGAACATGGCCAAAATTTATACCAAAAATTGCAATGAATTTTTTAGTAGTCGCTGGTGGCGGCGGAGCTGGTGGTGGAGGAGCTGGTGGTGGAGGTGGTGGAGGTTATAGAGCCTCTGGTTATGGACCTTCTCCTTTACAAGCCTCTGCATTAAATATTGAAGCAGGTTGTTACACTGTAACAGTTGGTGCTGGTGGAACAGGAGCACCTGGACCTGCATACAGTCAGGGAGCTACTGCTGGAGAAGATTCTGTTTTTAATCCAGCAGGAGTTGAAGGAAATACTAAAATTACAGCCTCTGGTGGTGGACGATCTGGTGGTCAAAGTGGACAAGGACACCCTGGTGGATCAGGTGGTGGAGGTGGTTTATTTGGATCAGGTGGACCTAACAGTGGTAGAGGTTTAGGAAACAAAGGATGTTTCTCTCCTCCTGAAGGAAATAATGGTGGTATAAGTACAGCTGCACACGTTGCTGGAAGAGGTGGTGGTGGAGGTGGAGCTGGAAGTGCAGGATCACCTGGACCGTCTTCTGCAAATGGTGGATCTGGAGTGCCTAATACAATTAACGCATGTGGAACACCTTTCTCAATAACAGCTTTTGCTGGTGGTGGTGCTGGAAGTGGTGCGCCAACAGGTCAAGGAAATGGAAGTGCAGGAGGCTCTGGTGGAGCAGCCGTAAACTCTAATGGATGTACTAACACCGGTGGTGGTGGAGGTGGAGGATCAGGTCTTGGTTGTGGAGGAAATGGTGGACCTGGTGCAGTCGTTTTAAGATTTCCGTCATGTGCTACTATAAGTGTAAGTCCTGGAACAAATGCAACAGCAACACACCCAGGTGGAGATAAAATTGCTACGTTTACAGTAAGTGGTAATATTTGCGTAAGCTTTTAGAAATTGACATATTAGTAGTTCAGTAATACACTGAAATAGAAAGCATGAATAAAAACACTTCTTTTATAACTAGGTGCGCAAAAGCATATCCTAAAAAATCTTGTACTAAAATAATTAAATGGTTTGATGACAATAAACATTTAGTTGAAAAAGGTATGTCAACAGATTTTGATTTAAATAGTTCAGAAATATGCATTCAGTTAAAAAGTGAAAATGATTTTTTTGATTTAGGTAAAACTTTAAAAAAATGTATTTTAAAATTCAAAAAAAATTTTCCTGAAGTAGATAAATATTTAGGTAAATGGGGAATACATCATGAAATACAATTAATGAAATATGAACCTGGTCAATTTTATAGTAGGTATCATTGTGAACATGATGGAGATCCTCGTCATGTAAAAAGAGTTTTTGCTTGGATGATATTTTTAAATGATATTAAGATAGGTGGGGGCACTCAATTTTTATATCAAAAACAAATAATTAAACCAAAGGCTGGAGATTTTTATATATGGCCTGCTTCATGGACTCATCTTCATAGAGGAGTGGTTGCACCTAAAGAAACAAAATTCATACTAACTGGGTGGGTAAATTATATTTGATAATTATTTCAAATAATGTATATAACATAAACTATAAAGATATATGAACCTAACAAACTATTACTACTATTTTCAGTCAGCTATACCTTCTCGTATCTGTGATGATATTGTAAAATATGGCCAACAACTTAAAGATCAAATGGCGGTTACCGGAGGCTATGGTAACAGAAAATTAAATCAAAAAGAAATAAAAGATTTAAAACAAAAAAGAGATTCTAATGTTGTTTGGATAAATGATAGATGGGTATTTAAAGAAATACAACCTTATGTTCATCAAGCAAATGAATTAGCAGGTTGGAATTTTAATTGGGACTGGTCAGAATCTTGTCAGTTTACAAAATATAAAAAAGGCCAATATTATGATTGGCATTGTGATAGTTGGGATAAACCATATCAAAGACAACAAGGTGATCCAACACATGGTAAGATTAGAAAATTATCTGTTACTGTAAGTTTATCTGATCCTAAAAATTATAAAGGTGGTGAATTAGAATTTGATTTTAGAAATAATGATCCTGATAAAAAACCAAACGTTGTTAAATGTAAAGAAATATTACCTAAAGGATCTTTAGTTGTATTTCCATCTTTTGTATGGCATAGAGTGTGTCCAGTTAAAAGTGGAGAGAGAAACAGTTTAGTGATTTGGAATTTAGGATATCCATTTAGATAAAGGAGACTATGAAAAAGAAAAAAACAAAAACTAAAAAACAAAAAGATGTTAAACCATCTTTTCCAAAAAAATTAAATTTAGAACAATTTTTTGCATCACCAGTATGGTATGCTGAAGAACCAAGTTTTGTTGATGCCTTAAACATAGCATCTGATCCTTATATTGAAGAATCTAAAAAAAGATTAAAACCAACTATTGATGAACGTAATAAAAAATTTGGCAACAAAGGTGATATGGGTCATGTGTTTCATTCTACATCTTTAATTGGTGATCCTAATTTTGTAGAGTTACAAAATTACGTAGGTGCTACAGCACATAATTTATTAGAGGAAATGGGTTTTGATTTAACAAACTATCAAGTGTTTATTACAGAAATGTGGGTACAAGAGTTTGCTAAAAAAGGTGGTGGACATCACACATTACATACACATTGGAATGGTCACATATCTGGTTTTTATTTTTTGAAAGCAAGTGAGGCTACATCTATGCCTATGTTT